GGAGCCGAGGGAAGCCGAGGTCAGCGCGTTGTCGCCGGTGCCCTGGTCCTTCAGGAAGCGGTTGGACTTGAGGATCTTCTCTTCAAAGTCAACGCCGCAGATCGCGTAGAGGGTGTCGTTGGGCGTGCGCATGAGGCGAAGGGCTTTCTTCGCCTCGATGACCGCATTGTACCACACATCCTGGTTTGCGGCCTGCGCGGCGGTGATGCCGGCGGAATCGTCCTTGACCAGGATCACGCGCTCGTAGGGAGCCTTGAGGATCTGGTTGAGCACGCCGTGCTCCAGGTAGGACGCGATGGAGCTGGTCTGCGCATCAATGATGTCGCCCCAGCCATCGGTGAAATCCCAATCCGCTTGCTCATCTGTCATTTTTATGGCAGAATACGGGCGATCAGCCGAGATAGTGACCGTCACGACACTTTCGGAGTAGTTGTCGGTCAGGATAGGCTGCGACCTATCGTTGCGCGGGGTGTAGGTACGCACCGGGACGGTGCCCTTCACGCGCTGGGAGATGGTGTCGCCCTCGGCCTTGAAGAAGGTGGCGAGGTCGTTCCGCTTGGTCACGGTGTTGGAGATGACGAGCTGGTCGCTCAGGGCGGAGACCGCGGCCTGGATCAGGACCTGGGGCTTCACCTTCAGGTGGGGAGTATAAGTCATTGCAGTGTCCCTTTCAGGGGGCATGAAAAAAGCGCCCGTAGGCGCTTAGTGGGTTTTAGTGGCGGTTCCGCTTGTATGCTTCCCAGGCGTCGTAGCCGTTCTGCTCGTTCGCGGGGGTGGTGGGGTCAAGCCCGCCACGCGGTTCCAAGGCCGTCACGACCACGGGGTCAGCGGCCGCCGGCTTCAGGCCGGCCAGCTTCGCTGCCTGGTTGGCAAGTTCCTCTTCGGTCGTAGCCGTCAGGAACTCCACCAGGTCATCGCTCAGCCCGGATTTCCGGGCCACCTTTTCACGGGCGAGAGCGACCTCCAGGTCGCGGGCTTTTGCCTCGTACGCAGCAGTGGCCTGCTGCACTTCCTCCGGCGTCTTGGCAGAGCCGAGCTTTTCTTTGAGTTCCTTGTTCAGGACGCGCTTGTCAGCGGCTTCCTTGCGGGCGTCTTCAAGCTCTTTTCTGACCCAGTTGAACTCCTTCGGAAACGCGGCCCAAGGGTCGGTCTCTGCGGGTTCTGCCGGGGGGTTTGCTGCGGGCTCCTGGCCCTCCGTCTGCTGCTCAGACAATTGTCCTCCTGGGACTTAGATTGAGGAGAGCGCGCCGTGGGGCGCGTCTGGGTTGGCTTTGCGCTGGGCATAGATCCAGCGCCGCCAGGCTTTGCGTGCGTCGTTGCCGGCGTATCCGCGTGTGACCACCGGCCACATTTCCTTGAGGTACTGGCTCAGCGGGGGCAGCTCCGAGACCTTCAGCCATCGGTAGATCGGGAAGCAGTGACAATGGATGTGGTACTTCTTGAACACCTCGTCGTCGCCCACGCCGGCGGTGGCCTCGCTCCGATAGACGAAGCCGCGGCTGGCGAGCATCGCGCAGAATGCGCAGGGATCGGGGCCGGTGCCACGCGCCACGGCAAGGACGAGCCTGTCGGCCTTGATGGCATTGAGAATGGCGTCCCGGCCGGCATCCACGCCGGCGAAGTCGACCGTGCCGGATCCAATGGACCCGCCGACGGAGTGTGCGTCCTCGATTCCGGTGATGGCCTCGTCCGGACTGATGTCCGGGCTGGAGCGCAGGTCCTTGACCTTCTTGCCGGTGTCATCCACGGCCTGCTTCCTGAGCAGGTCGCGGTAGGCGTTGTCCACCTCTTCGGCGGTCAGGTCCTCCGGCCAGTCGTACCGGTCGACCCTGACGTCGACGCTGTTATCGGTGCCCTCCTTGTCCAGGTACTTCTGGATCAGGGGGTCGACCTCGACATCGTCGAGATGGACCGCGTTCGGCACCTTGTCCGGCGGGATCGAGGCCAGCTTCTCCTCGAACCACCGGATGTCCGGATCGTCGCTGCGCGTGCGCGGCGAGGGGAGGGCGGCCACGTCGAGGGCGACGTTGCGGAAGTTGCTCCGCAGCTCACCGAGCGTGGTCTCCTTGGTGGAGACAGGAGATCCCTCCGGCGCACCGAGGGTGCGCCCGGTCTCCAGGGCCCTTGCCAGCTGGTAGTGGGCGACCGCCAGCCGGCGGGACATCTTGCGGATGGCCACGATGACGAGAAGCGAATCGGCAAGCCATGCCTTGCTGCCGTTGCCGTTCAGGGCGGAAACGTTCTGCCACTCGGCCAGGGCGATGAACGCGGCCGCGAAGCCCAGGCGGGCCTGGGCGGCCTGGTGGAGCCGTTCGGCCGCCAGGACCTCATCAGCCGTTGCCATTCACCACCGGCTTCTTCTGCGTGCCGTTCGGGGAGGTGGGTTTGGGGGCATTGGATCCATTGGATACGTTCTGCCCCTTGGCCGCCGTGGCCTGGATCAGCCGGGGATCCATGGTGGCCATGTCCTCGACCTGCTGCTCGTGCAGCACGTCCCAGTCATCGAGCATCCCGTTGGTGACGCCCGGGATCATCGGCCACAGGCCCTTGCGCGGAACGTCGAGCATCTGGGCGGCCTTGCCGAGCGCGTCCATCATGACCGCGATGGTCTTGGTGGACTGGTCGCGCCAGCGGACCTCGCCGCCGTAGGACTCGGCGCCGGCCTTGTCGCCGGCGGCCAGGGCCCCGGTGCGCAGCAGCTCCTCGTGGGACTCGCCCAGGGAAACGTGCAGCGAGTCGATCCACCTGATGAACTGGGCCTCGGCCGCGGCCCAGGCTTCGGCCGACAGGTTGGCCAGGTTGGAGATGGAGGCCAGCGGCGGGAACTGGCTCAGCGTGGTGAAGTTCCTCGCGGCCTGTTCCTCCTGGCGGATGTAGCCGTCCAGCGGAGTCTCCTCCAGCTGTCCAAACTTGGTCGCCGGATCATCACTAAGCAAGAGTGAACTTTGCGTGATCTCGATCGGCTCCGGGATCGGTTCGCCGTTGGCGTCCAGGATGGGGTTGCCCTCGGCGTCCATCCGGAAAGACGGCATGAGCCCGGCGGCGTACCTGACTTTGAAGGCGCCAAAATCCGCGGTCACGTTGGTGGAGAACGTGGCCTGGTTCAGGCGGTCCTGCAGCGGAATGGCCGGCTTGACGACGCCGCGGGTGCGGCCCTCGTCGTCGAGGAAGCAGGTGTACCTGATGACCGGGCACTTCTCCAGGTTGTGCTTGAACGGCTTGCCCTTGACGACGAACTTGCCGTCGATCGAGTACGTCATCTCCCAGCGGTAGACGTCGTCCCACAGGACGGCGAGGCCCGGGACCTTCTCACTGCGCGGCCAGCTCTTGATGGTCAGCACATGGGAGGGCCGGATGTCGTTGACCGGATCCCGGAAGTACGCCACGGTGTTCCTGGTGGACAGGATGTCGAAGGTGATGTTCTTCGGGTCGATGTTGTTCACCGCAACGAAGGCGTGGCCGTAGGTCAGTACCGAGCGGTAGATAATTGCCTGGCGCCCATCCATGCGATTTTTTTGCCACAGGACCCACTCCGTGTTGGAGTTCTCCGCGGAGTCCTTCTTCACGTCCTTCTTTTCCAGCTTGCCGGCGGTGCGCCGGCGGTAGTCGTCCACGAAGGACATTTGCGCCGGCAGGTTGACGAGCAGGGGAATCCAGTTGGCGATGCTCCGCTTCTGGAGGTCCTTGATCTGGGCGGTGGCGTTGCGCGGGGCGAACGGGAGCAGCTGCTTGCCGTCGACGTAGTCGTGGCACAGGTCGTACTCGACCCGGTCGTGGTGCAGGGTCAGGAACATGTCCTCGACCAGCTTCAGATCGAAGGAGCCGGCCGGGACGTCAGGGTTGGCATAGACCTGGTCCCGCTGCCCCTTGGCAAATTCGTCCATGGTGGGCATGGGTCTCCTAAATCAGAATTGGTAGAGCTTGCGGGAGTAGTCCTTGTCGGGTTTCTTCCCGGACTCGGCCACAGCGGTGAGGGCCATGTAGGCGAGGAAGCCGGCGGCGAAACCGTCGATCTTCCTGGAGGAGAAGGACGTCTCCTTACCGAAATAAAGACCGTAAGAATTGGTCCGCCTGCGGGTGTTCAAAACGTGCGTCCGCATGAGCCGATGGCCGTTTTGGCGCAGCCGGCCGTCCACGATGGAGGCCACGAAGGCCTCGGTGGTCTGGGCGATGCGGGCCTTGTTGCCGCGCATGTCGAAGCCGACCGTGGAGCGGGGACTGGCCTTGATCAGCAGCTGCTCGCGGTACAGGTCGGACCAGTCGTCGACCTGGCTTTCCCAGTAGGCCGTGTCACTGAAGAACGCCCGCACCTTATACATCTGGAAGGCGAGGTGGACTTCGGACTCGACCTCGGACACGGGGACGTGCCACTTCTGGGACGGGTCGGGGTTCTGCCAGATCCCCAGCGGAACGATCAGGTTGTCACTGATGCGGATTGCAACCAGTGCGGTTGCGTCATCAGTTTTTGACCCGTCGAAGCCCATGACAAGCTCGTCGCCCTTGTTCAGGTCGCGCTTGTCGCCGTAGCAGCCGGGCTGCAGGATGCCGTCCCACTGTGCAACTGAGATAAGACTATCGCCTGTGGAGACGATCTGGTTGTACCACATGCGCCGCTTGGAGGCGACGGTCTTGGAGCCGTCCTGGATCTCGGAGACGATGTCTTCGATATTGAGCCAGGTGGCGTCCCCCCGTATCTGGGCGATAATATGTGGGGCCCAGCTCTCACTTAAATCTGCCGAGGCGTTCGCCTCAAGTGAATCGTATAGCCAGCCTGACGGCTTGCTGAGCCCGGCCCAGACCTTCTCCTGCTCCTCGCGGATGGTCTGTGCGACGGAGTCTTCACCGGGCTCGTAGGCGTTGGTGATGCACAGCAGCCGGCCCTGGACCTTGGTCAGGTTGTTGGTGATGACGTTGTAGAACTCGGGGCCGCGCTGGCCGGGTGTCCAGTGGTGCGTCTCGTTGGCGATGCAGAAGGTGACACGGCCGCCTTCCGCTGAACGGAAGTTGGCGCTCACGGTACGGAGCTTCTGCTTGCCGCCGTTGGCGTAGATGATTTCCTTCTGGACATCCATGTTGTAGGCGTGGCGGGTGCGGTCCGGGATCAGGCCGGGGAACACGTCGCGCGTGTTTTCGGTCTGATCCTGGGAGACTGCGGTGACCTGGACGTAGGCGTCCGGGTGCGGCTTGCCCACCGGATTCCCTTCGGAATCCCAGTGCGAGAACTGGCTGGGGCCGATCAGTTCGACGATCGACATGACGGCCGCCAGGGGATCCTTGCCCCTGGCTACCATCCCTTCATGCGCTGGAGGACTGCCTTGCGGTAGCTGAACTTGCCGCGGTGGTCGATGGAGTACATCCAAAGGAGAAAGCGGGCCTGTTCCGGGGTAGCGGTCCAAGGTCGTCCGTCGGAGAAGGTCAGCCATTCGGCGACCCAGCCGAGGATTTCCCAGCCGAGCGTGCGCTCGGGGAGCAGCCAGCTGCCGTCGGGGTTCTTCTGCCACGTCGGGCCGATGAAGGACGGCGGAAAGTATTTGAGGGCATTCTCGGCCGTGGGTTCCAGGGCCTCGATTTCTTCCTGCGTGAGTGAAGGGATTGTGATCACCCCCTCGGGGGTGGATGAAGCGTTGGGCACCTGGCCCCACCTCTCTTGGCGGGCAGGCTTTAGGTCTCCGGGACCCCCAGCAACTGCGCGCGGTAATTGTTGATCGCGGTGACGGATGCGGGGGTTTCGAGTTCCTTGGGGTCTTCGAGTTCGATCCGCATCCGGCGGCGTTCACCCTCGGTGACTCCGAGGGAGGTCATGCCCTGCAGGACGGTGGCCAGCATCATCGCGGTAGGGCGTTTGTAATACTCGGTGAGCGCATCGCACAGAAGGCGGGCGTACTCGTAGTCGGACAGCTCGTAGTACTCGCGCATCCCGGAACGGGATAGGGAGCGGTACCACTGCTTCGCCCGCGGGTGCCAGGCGCTGTCGGCCGGCGGTACCCGGTAGGGGATACGCTCGCCCTTGCTCAGGGATACGCCGCCCTCGTTCTCGGGCTTGTTCCTCCGGGTGCGCTCTTCGCTCCTCTTGGGAATGGGTCCTGGCATTAGAATCCTCGGTGCTCGGTAGGCCGGGGAGGGCCTTTGATCAGGCCGGGCTGGGGCTCCTCCGGCAGCCGTCTAAGCTTCCGGATCTCGGCCCTGGCCGCGTTGGTCTCCCTGGCGGTCTTGGTCAGGTGGTGGGGGTTGCACAGGCCCTGGAGGTTCTCCAGCCGGTGGTCATCCCCGGGGGCGATGTGGTCTACGTCGGTGGCGGGGGAGTGGCAGCGGAGTCCGTCTTCGACCCACTCGCAACGATTGCCGCACCGACGCAGCACAGCGTGACGCAGGCGTTCCCAGTCAACGGGCAGGCGAGCCTTGCGGGTCGAGCCGTGCCAGGCTGGCCGGCGCTCACTGCCCCGCCACAAGGTGGGACAGTTCCTCGATCAGGTCCGGGCGGAAGCCGGCCCAGGTGCGGCCGTTGTTGCCCAGGACGACGATGGGCGCCTGCATCAGGCCGGCGTCCTTGAACTTCTGCAGCTGCTCCGGGCTTGTCTCCAGGTCGGCCTCTTCAAAGTCGATGCCCTTGCGGTCCAGGAACTTCTTGGTCATGGTGCACTGGCTGCATTCGGACTTGGTCCAGACGGTGACTTTCAAGGGGGCCCTTCAGGGGTGAATGTTGGTGAGTTTGGTGAAACTGGTGAAACTCACTTGATATGGATGAGCCCGCAGGGGACGAGGGGTTCCTCGGGGGCGTCGAACACCTTGACGGCGATCTCCCACCAGCCCGGGGCGAGGGTGTCGGTGTAGAAGCCGATCCTGCCGCCGAGCGTGAGGGCCGGATACAGGGTCCCGGCTTCGAGGGGCTGGCCCTTGCGCACCGCGACGTACTGGACGCCGGCGGTCACCGGGGTGCTGACTCCGTCGACCGTCTTGGTGACGGTCAGGGCCTGGAACTCTTTGGAGGTGGAAAGGTAGGTGGTGATCACGGCGGTCCTTCGAGGTTGGCCTGCCAGCGGGGGGCTTGGAGGGCCCCGGTCCAGCGTGGCGGGGCCAGGGCTGCGGAGATCGTGATGTCCCTCGGGGGGAGCACCTGCCCGGCGAGGTTGCCCTCGCCCAGGAGGTTCACGAAGGTAACCACGGTGCCCACGGCGCTCAGCACACCGTCACCGGACAGGTCGGCGGCTGCCCGGTATCCGGGGGTGGAGGATGCCTGCAGCGTCCCGCTGCCGGTGAGGGCGGCGGCCGCGATCTGGCGGGGTACCGCGGTCGAGGCCAGCGCGCCGGACCCGGACAGTGCCAGGGATGCCCGGGCGCCCGTGCCGGTGACCGTAACGGCCAGCGAGCCGGAGCCGGACAGCTGGATGCTGGCGGGGTAGCCGGCCGTCGCCGAGGCGGTGAGTGTGCCGCTGCCCGAGAAGGTGCCGGCCGCGGAGGCGGCCGCAATTATCGTCGCGCCGAGGGTGCCGGTGCCCGACAGGGTGCCCGCCGCCGAGGCGGACATGCCGGCTGCCGAGGCGGCAAGGGTGCCCGCGCCCGACAGCGGCGCGGATGCCCCCAGCCCCCGCATCGCCACCCAGCTGAGACTGCCCGAGCCCGCAAGCGGGGCTGTCTGTGTGACGCCGGGCGTGGTGGTGGCGCCCAAGGTGCCGGAGCCCGATAGCTGGACATTCGCACTGAGGCCGGCCACGCGCGCGGAGGTGAGCGTGCCGGTGCCTGTCAGGGCGGCCGGCGCGAGGGTCCGCAGGACAACGAACATGCCCGCACCCGAGGCGTTGGCCCCGACGGCTGTTGCCGTGTAGCTCGGCGTGCCCGTGCCCGCCACGGTGACCGGGCCGTCGCGGTGGATGTACCAGACGGTGTTGGTGGCAGATCGTCCGCTCGTGCGGGTGGTCTGGGTGCCGAGCGTGGCCCCGCTCATCCCCAGGACGTTTGAGCCGGCAATGGCCGAGTACGAACCGGACGGGGCAGCCGCCAGGCCGTAGAAGGCCACGACGTCATCGACCGCGAGGCCGAGGGGACTGCCCCCCGTCATGGCGATGGCCGTGGTGGTGGAGTCGTTGTCGACCACGCCGGTGGAGCCGAGGCGGTTCAGCGTGCCGGAGGTCGGCCGGTAGGCGCTCATGAACGCGACACCCTTGGTGCCGGAGGTGGCGCTGACCGTGACCGTGCCCGTTTCGGACCCGGTGGCGGTGCGGGTAAACGTGGCGACACTGGCACCGGTGCCGGTCACGACGGAACCCACCTGGGTGAATCCGGTAACGGCGGTGCCGATGCCGCTGGCGTCCGAGGACACGAACAGCAGGATGATGTCGCCGGCCGCAAGGCCCGCCGGATAGCCGATGGCCGCGCTGGTCGTGACCGCCGTCGGGGTGGAGGCGGCTACATAGGTTGCAACGGCCATGGCCGGCCCCTTTCTGTGACGTCAGCCGGACCGGCCAACAAAGGGGTCTTTAGCTCTGGGTGTAAGTGAACGTGACGGAGAGTGTGCCCTGGGAGGAGAACGCCTGGGACGTGATCGCCCCGCCGTCAAGGTAGGTGCCCGCGGTCACCGCGGTGTGGACGCCGATGCCGACAACGGTTGTTCCCGTCGGGATGTCGAACGTGGCCGTCGCGGTGATGACGCCGCCGGAGGCGGCAGACCAGCTCAGCGCCTTCCGGGCGTAGGCGGGGGTGCCGCCGGAGGGCTCGGTGCCGGCGGACGCGCCGGGGGCCGTGGTGTAGACCGCACCATAGGCGGCGTCAGTCCCGTACTTGGTGGCGAGGCTGTTCTTTTCGGTTGCCGTCTGAATGGCCATAGTGAGTCCTTATGAGTCTTGTGAGTTTGGGGTCCAGCGGAGACTGATATGCGCCCGGTCTTCCCACTCGACGTGCGACGGGCGCCAGCCGGCGTGCAGCTCGGGCTCGGTGGTAAAGCTGTGGGCGTGCTCGATGTGGGCGAAGTTGTTGCCCTC